CCATGAACGAACATTCCCCCCTTTATAATCTAATCAACGGAGCAATCGGAACTGTTGCGTCTTTTCTAGGCGTAATCAGCACGTTCCAAGAGCAGTTTGAGTATGGGGTTAGGATTACTGGCGGGGTAATCGGTATCTTGGTTGGCTTAATAACCTTGTTTAATTTTGCAAGAAAAAGGAGATAAACAATTCCCCCTTGGAAATAGTCTTGACAACCCTTTAGAAAAGGTTAGATTGGGCTTTACGTATTAAACGTATAATCAAATAATCAAATGAAAATCATCATTGAATATCTAAAACAAGAATCCACCTGGCGTGGTCTCATTGCCATCGCAACTGCTTTTGGCATTACAGTTAGCCCTGAACAATCTAGTGCCATTATCGCTGCTGGACTAGCTGCAATCGGGCTAATCAATACCTTTAAGAAGGATTGAGCTTAATACAAACCATAACCCTCGCACTACAAGCCTACATCCTCTGGGTGCAGACGGGTGCAGAACGAGAATTAGACACATTAGAAGATGAAATATACGATTGCATTGATGATGGTAGTCCTTCTGCCAAACTGCGGGTCAAGCGTCTTGAAGCTAGGAGACAAAGAAAGCTACGCGCAGTCATCGCTTTACGACCCCCCGACAATCCACCTGAAGCTAGGCCAGATATACCAGTTTGAGGAAGGGCAATTAGAAGGGCGTGGACAAAAGTTCCATTCAGACGCATCGTATCGTGACGCAGTTATACTGAAATGAACCTTGAACCTAATGACGACGAAACCGATACCGTGATGCCAGAGATTCTAGCTTTATTGGTATTAGCTCTATTAACTTACGTTTATTGGAGATTATGATTGCAATCTGCATAGGACACAGCCGCAAGATCAACGGACGTTATGATGGCGGGGCTTATAGTCCTACGCTGAAGATCAATGAGCGTGCCTTTAATTTAAAGGTAGCAAGTGAACTTCAAGATATGCTGGATTTAAATGGGATTAAATCGGTTATCTTGGATGATTACAAGGGTAATGGCTACGGGTCAGCGATGGCTGATGTAGCTAGGCAGGTAAAGGAAGCTAAGGCATCTCTAGCTATCGAGCTGCATTTCAACTCGGCATCACCAGAAGCTACTGGACATGAATGGCTTTACTGGCATACATCCTTGATTGGTGGAAGGATTGCTAAGAAGTTTGATTCAGAGTTTTCAAAAGAGTTTCCAACTATCAAATCGCGTGGGGTAAAGGCGATCACCAAGAAGGATCGTGGCGGCAAGTTCCTAGAGCTTACCCATTGCCCTGCTTTGATACTTGAACCATTCTTCGGGTCATCGGTTTTGGATTGTTCCAGAATAAACGTAAAGGGAATTGCAGAAGCATACGCAAAAGCAATCAAACAATGTATCAACGTATAATAAGATGAAACTACCTACGAGCATCAAGATAGCGGGGCAACGTGTTAAGATTAAAGTTGGCAAGCTAGAGGAAGCATTTGGGCAATACGAACATGAAAGCAGAACTATCTGGATTTCAAATACGATTAAGAAGGACAGAGAAATCCTTATCACTTTACGGCATGAAATGTTGGAAGCCGCTCTCCTCATATCTGGGGTGGGTTGGAGTGAAAAATACGATCAAGAGCCAATCGTTCGATGTGTCGATGAGGTCTTTTGGCCAGCTTACGAATCATTAAAATTAAAATAATATGAGCTTTAAGAAATTTATCGTAGCCGCAGATAGTCACGGCGAGCTTATTCACAATGAGTCATTGTCTAAACTGATGGGATTCTGCGATACATGGAAGCCACATATTCGGGTTGATTTAGGGGACGTATGGGATTTCGCACCACTTAGAGGAGGAGCAAGTTTAAACGATCAAACTCGCAGCATCTCAGAAGATTACCAAGCTGGGATTAGATACCTGGAGACTTTCCGTCCGAACCTACTTACTTTGGGAAACCACGATTCTAGAATTTGGGAATGGGCTAGTAGCAAGTCTAATGGCGTTATGAGGGATCATTGCCAAGGTTTGGTTGATTCATCCATACGTAAGTTTAAACAGCTTAAAATCACTTGGATTCCTTACCGAGTCGGAGCGTATCTAACCCTACCAGATAGCAAGGTTAAGCTAATTCACGGCTTCCACAGCGGGGTTAATCCAGCTAAGATGCACTTTGAGCGGTATGGGCAATGCGTTCACGGACACGTTCACGCTCCGAATCAATATACCGCTAGGCATATCGAGGGTGGCGAAGCTCACTCTATCGGCTGTATTGGCGATAGAGACAAGATGGAATACGCCGACCGCTATACAGCAAAGCTCGGCTGGCGACAAGGTTTTGCATACGGAATAATAAACACAAAGACAGGAGACACAAAAATATGGCAAGTAACAAAAGAGGGGGACACTTGGATAAGCCCACAAGGAATCATCTGAGCGCATTAGATCGACTGATAGAGGAGCAATTCAACGCATCTCAACCAATCCAGCCCGATGAATTTACGATGGCTCAGATCAGCAATCAACTAGCTAGTCAGGGGAAAAAGCTGGGGAGAAGCGCATTGAACAGCCGCATGAACCAACTACTAGCTGATGGCGTGGTTACGATGCGTAAGACTTCGGTTAATGGTCACCAAGCCAATATATTCCGATTCGTTTGATATGTCGCCAAATATGACGTTTTAGAACGGATTAAGCAGATATGTCGTCAGTAGTGACGTATTAAACCTCGAGATAGTTGCATAAAACGCAACCAACCCGTTACAAAACGTCACGGGTTGCTGGTTTATCATATCCAAAACAACCCGTTTTTAGTCCGTTTTACAATACATTAGCACGGCTTTTTGTCCGTTAAACTATCCATTATGGATGTTTTAACAACTAAATCAACCCGCTTTCACCTGAAACTCTTCCAGTCGAAGAGAAAACCTTTACCAGCCTCATTTATCCTAGAGATTACAGGCTTAGGTAGTAACTCCTTCAGCCTGTTCTTCGGGTGATTGGTAATAATGATCGTTGGTATCTTCGCCATATAGCGTTCGTCAATGATTCGCTTTAGCTTGCGCTGCCCATACTCGGTCTTTACGCAGGAATCTAGCTCGTCAATCACCAGTAGGGAAGCCCCAGAGAAGGCCTCCATAACATTTCGTTCGCTCGTAGCGTCATTGTCCCCGCTGAAAGATGATCTAAGTTCCTCCAGCATCTTGTCTGCTGTGGTGTAGGTGGCCGGCATGATCTTATTTAAGCCAAAAACATACTGTGTGCGCTCTTTCTGGAGCTTGGCTAGTTCGTAGCTCATTCTGGTCTTGCCTGTGCCACAATCGCCCACAAAGACCGCTATGCCGCCAGCCTTCATTAGCTGCCGTGCCTCGTCAAAGTGAGCCAGCCAGCCATCGCCAACGCAATCCTCTGGTTTTGTGTCTTTAAGTCTTGCGGGGAATCCCCTTAGTGTTGCCATTTGCTTGTCTCCTTGTCTGTGGTTTGGTAAATATATGGTAGGAAGCATAGCCCTGTTCCTTTGGTGCTTGGACGTTCTTGATCCAATCGTTCACCAGGGAGGGTGCTAGTGTCTTAGCTTCTTCTGTGTCAAGCATAAGCTCTAGGGCAGAGCTGAATGAGATACCCTTAGAGCAAGCCAGCTTATGTATGCGTCTGTGTGTCTCTGGCAGCAGCATCACCTTCTTGCCGATCTTCTCCTTGTTGATTGGGTCGGCTACTCTGCTGGGGACAAACTTGAACTTGTTCGGGTCTATCTTTGGGACGTTTGAAAATGAGTTCATAATTATCTTGATATGCTTTTAGGTCATTTACTCTTGACCAATCACCCTTGTAGCTCATCGCTTCCTCCTTTCACGGCTGCGAGTGCTTCGTCGACAATCTCATCAATTCTGTCTAGTTCATCAAAGGCATCTACCGCGACTAATCCTACTCTTTGTATTTTAAGCAAAGCCTCCGCCAGCCTGTCCCGCTGCTCGGTGACTGTCGCTAGTTCTTTCTCCGCATCTTGAGAGCATCTCTTCCACATTTCCAATCCTGAGATTGCTGCGGTTGCTTTCATTGTCTCTTCTCTGCGTTCTTCAATGGCTTTATCCCGTTCCTCCCGTGCTGCGTTAAGTGCCAGTAAAGCATCGTCGGCGCGGTTCTTTTCGGATTTGTAATCATCGTGAAGTAGTTGCTCGCGCAGGCATGATTTAAGCAACTCATCCCGTGCTGTGGTTAGCTCGGTTTCAAGCGTTCGGGCAAAATTAACGTCTACCACATCTTGCCATGGTATTGTGTATTTTTGAAGCGATAACTGCTCATCAGTCCTCGGTGTCGGTGT